GGCGTACCGGGCCGGGGACCCGGGACCATCCGGGCCCGCCGCCTGCGGTCGTGGCCGAGCGCCTCGCCAAGATGCAGGCCACCTTCCGGGGCGGGCGGGCGGCGCGGGCCGCCGCGACGCGGGCGTGGATCGAGGCGTGCGCGGGCATGGACTTGGACGCCCTGCGGCGCTCGGTGCCGACGCGCTTGTGGACCGTGGCCATGTATCACCTCGGCGGGTGGGACGGCGCGGCGATCGCGCGGGCGATCGGGTACGCCTCGCCGCAGAGCGTGGCCAAGGCGCTCGACCATCCGGCGGTCAAGCGGGTGATCGAGCTGGTGCGGAACGCGCAGCTCGAGCTCGTCATGCGCGGCGAGTTTGGCGTGGCAGCGGCGGCCAAGGCGGCGGCGCCGGCGGTCATGGAACACGTGGCCGAGCTCGCGGGCGGGCGGAAGGCGGCCGACGGGACGCGGGTGGGGCGGGCGGCGCGGGATAGCGACACCATCAAGGCGGCCGACCTCGTCTTGACCGTGGCCGGCGACAAGGTCGAGCGCAAGGCGACCTTGCACGTGCACTTGCTGGAGCAGTTGAGCGACGCCGAGCTCGAAACGTTCGCAACAACCGGGCGGTGGCCCGAGCGCTATCGCGCCTTGGAGGGCCCGGCCGGTGGAGGTGGGGACCCATGACGCAGGACGCGCTCCCGATCGACGGCGCCGCGCTCGGCACCACCGAGCCGACGACCCTTGCCCCACCCCGCGGCGCGCGCGTGCGCGGCGAGCCGGGCGTGCAACTCGCGTGCCGCAAGGTGCTGGCCGCGCTCGACGGGCTCGACGCGGGCGCGCAACTGCGCGTGTTGCGTGCCGCCGCCTTGCTGCTCGGGCCCGACACGCCGGCCGACGCATGACGCCCGAGGCCGAGGCCGACGCCGACCGGGCCGCCCGCGACGCGCTCGTGGCGGGCTACCGGGTGCGGGTCGTCATCGAGATACGCCACGCCGACCGCGGCGCGCACGTGACGGGCTCGACCTTCACTCACGAGCGGGCCGAGCTCGGGGCGGCCCTCGGGCCGCTCACCGGGGCCATGCTCGCGCGCGTGCTCGCCACGCTCGACCGGGCCCCCGATGCCTGAGTCGCCGGCCGCCGCCGACCTCGCCGCTTGGCACCGCGTGCACCTCATGGTCTTGAAGCTCCAGCGGGAGGTCGGGCGGCTCACGCCCCCGGGGCGCGGCATGAGCGCCGCCGTCGCCTATCGGGGGCTCGCCGACACGATCGACCGCGGGGACAACTACGCGCGCCATCTGGTCGACTGCGCCGCCGCGGTCGCCGGGGTCGACCATGCCTGAGACGGCGGTGGCCCAAGCCGGCGCGCCGTGCCGCGGGTGCGGGCGCCCGTATCACTGGCTCGACCTCTCGCCGACCGGCTTTTGCCAGCGGTGCGGGCTCGCGATCCTGCGCCGGCTCATTCCACCCGACGACCCCGTGCTAGAGGTGGTCGCCGAGCTCGTGAGCGATGCCTGAACGTCCCGGCGCGACCCGCGTGCTCGGCGCCGACCACCCGTTAGCGCAGCGGGCCGCCGCGCGCCTCTTGCTCGCGCAACGCCACGCGCTCACCGCCTACGGGCCCGGGGGCGACCCGTGGGCGTTCATTCGCGACTGCGTGTGGACGCGCGACGAGGCGAGCGGCATGGTCCGGCGCTACCCGGACCAAGCCTACGCCGAGCTCCTCGTGCGGCGGTGGCAAGCCGAGCCCTTGCTTGTGGTCGCCAAGTCGCGGCGCATGGTCGTCACGTGGCTTTTCGTCGCCTGCTACTACTGGCTCGCCCGCTTCCACCCGCTCGCGAAAGTCGCGTTCATGGCCCGCAAGCTCGGCAAGACGGAAGCGGAGGGGTCGGCCGAGCTCGTGCGCCGGGCGAAGTTCATTCACGAGCACGTGCCCGAGACGCTCCCGGCGTGCGCGGTGGACTACTCAATCGGGTTGCTCCGCTTTCCCAACGGATCGGAAATTGTCGCGCTCGGCGAGGGCGAGGAGCAAGCCCGCCAGCATACGTTGACCGGCGTGCTCGCCGACGAACTCGCCTTTTGGGACCACCCGCTAGAGACGTGGGTCGCGCTCCGCCCGACCATCGAGGGCGGCGGGCGCATTACGGGGGTCACGTCGGCGGGCCCCGGCTTCGCGCGCGACCTCGTGCACGACCAACTCGGGTGATGGCGGCGCTTCCCCGGGATGTGTGGCGCGTCCGCGCGTATGCGGTGTGGGATGCCGTCATCGCCGAGGCCGCGGTCCGCTTGCGCGCGCGCCTCGGTGTCGCGCCCGTCGAGCCCATGCCGAGCCGCTCGCCCCGCGGCGCGTGGCATTGGCCGGCGGCCCTTGCGCGGGTGCAAACAGGTGCGACGTATCGGAGCCTCGGCGCGCGCTACGGGCGCTCCTACGAACGGGTGCGCCAAGCGGTCGCCATCGAGCTCCGCGCGTGGGCGTGGCGCGATGAGCCCGACTTGGCGGCGTGGCTCGACGCCGTCGAGACGTCCCGCCCGTGGCCGCGATGAGCGGGCGCTGAATGACGTTCACCACCGAATGTGACTTGGAGCTCACGGTCGAGGTGCTCGACGCTACCCGCGCCCGGGCCGCGTGCACGACCGGGCCGCCCGACGGGTGGTTGCCGGGCGAGGGCGCGAGCGTCGACCTCGTGGTGCGGCTCGGCACGGTCGACGTGACCGGCGCGCTCGCGGCCGACGTGCTGGAGGAGCTCGCTTACGAGGCGCTCGAACGCCTAGAGGCGCTCGCCGACGAGCCCTAGCGCGCCTCGTCCAGCACGCGGCGCATTTCCTTGAAGATCGCGGCTTCCCCGGGCGTGAACGTGTTGCGGGCGCGGTAGTCAATAAAAATCAGATAGCCAAGCCCGGCGATTTCGACAAGCGAGAAGGCCACGAGGAGCCCGAGCACCACCGCCATGTGTAACGCTTAACCCGCACGCCCGTTGCGACGCAAACCGCGCCCGAGCGCCGACCACCGCGTGAGCGCCACCACGCCCAAGAACGCGGCGAAGTCCTCGGGGTCGTCATACGGGTAGGGGTCGGCGTCGCCCGTGCGTTGGAGGTGCACGCCGATGCGCGCAGGGGGGTCCCACGGCGCGGGCTCTAGCACGCCGTCGTCCCCCGCCGTCCACATGCCCGGCATCCCGTAGCCCCCCGCCTGCAAGGCGTAGCTCCGGGCCATGCGGGCGGTGGCCTTGCGCTCCACGAGCGCCCACGTGCCGCGGAGCCACCCAATCGAGTCGGCGGTGCCCGCGTACCCGTAGACCGGGTGATACAGCAAGACTTGGCTCGCGATCGGGCGGTAGCCCTCGTCAAGGCACCACCGCGCCCACGCCTCGACGTAGGGGAGCGCCTCGGGGTGGACGGTCGTCCAATCGAGGTCGCCGGCATCGTAGAGGTCGCAACACGCGTCCACGTGTATCCCACGCTCGCGGGCGTGCTTGAGCTGGCGCCACGGCACGCGGGCGTAGTCCGGCGTCTGCCCCTGCGCTTCGAGGAGCTCGGTCACGCTCGGGACGGGCGCGCCGTCCACGCGATAGCGGTGGCTGGCCGGGTCGAACGTGAGCACGCGCGGCGACGCGCCCGGTGCGGCCCCGCCCCTGCCCGCGGGCGTGCTCACGCGCGCGGCCGAGGGGCTTGGTACTGGCGGCGCCGCACAAGCCGCGGGCGAGGCCGCGCGCCGCCCGTGAGGGCTTGCTCGACGGCCACCGGGATTTGCGCGCAGAGCTCGTCATAGACGCGGTACGAGCAATGCGTGAGCGGGGTCCGGCCCTGCGTGGTGGCGACCCACGCGGTGAGCCAGTCGCGGGCGCGGTCGAACACCTCGGCGTGCGCATCCTCGGACACGTCGGCCGCTTCCACCGCCTCGTGGAGCAGCGCCATCAGGCGGGCGACGCGCGGGCCGCTCAACGCGTCCTTGGGCTTGACCGACTCGCCGGCCGAGGCGCTCGCCGGGGCGGCGCCTTGGCGGCGCGTGACGGCGGCGTCCACCGAGCGCGCGAGCTTCTCGGTCAAGTCGGTCGGGTCGGCCGCGGGCGTCGTGGGTGCGGTCGCCCGGCGGGGTGCGGTGAATGCCGGCTCGGGGGTGTCGTCGCCCGCCGCCGCGTCCCCGTTCGAGCCCGCCGGGAGGTCGTCTAGGTCTTGCGTGAAAATCTCGGAGAGCCCCGCGCACCGCAAGACGGCATCAATCTGCGAGCTTTTCTCGTTCATCTTGACCGACTTGTTGAGGTCCCCGTTGTCGGTGTCGCGGTGGCGCGCGGCGCGGCCCTCGGCGACGACCACGCCCGCCGGGGTGAGGAGCTCGCAGATATGCGCGAGCACGCCGAGCTCCGACCCGAGCATCTCCCACGTTTCGACGTCGCGCCGGAAGGTGGCGCGCAGCATGAGGAGCCCGCAAATTTTCTCGGCGCCCGGCTTGCAGAGCGTGGACTTGCCCTTGCACACGGCGCACCGCGGGCTCGACGCGTCGGCCGCGTTCGGGCACGCGGCGCGGGCGGCGCCCGACCCGACCTTGCGGTGGATCAACATGTAGTCGGTGCCGGGCGTGAGGTTGGCAAAGAGCCACTCGATAAAGAGCGTGCGGCCGGCGGAGTACGTGTCGAGCTGCGCTTTGAGCGCGGCCGGGTCGTGGAACGGGAGCCCGCCGAGGGCGTGCGGCGCGGGCTCGACC